AATTTTACCATCTTCCATGTCTTTTTTAAGGTCTTGCATTGACCGCCCTGTATCGCGTGAGATTTGCTCTAGCGGGTTAAATCCAGCATTGACAAATTGCAACACCTCTTGACCCATTAAACGACCAGCTGCCGTTGTTTGCGCGAAAGCAAGCGCAAGACTGCCAAAGCGTTCAGAGTTAGCCATAGACACGTCACCAAGCATACGCAAAGATGGCGTTACGTCATCTAAGGACGTTCCAAACGCTAACATTGTTTTTGCAGCGTTTGCGTAGTCCGATAGACTCAAAGCTGATTTCTTTTCTTCGTCGCGGAATGTTTTCATCAACTCCGCTGCCGTTTTTGCACTGCCAGTTAGAACTTCAAATTGAATTCCTAAATCCTCAACATCTGCCGCCGCCTTACTGCTTGTAATTATAAATGCAGCCATAGCCGCGCCACCAGCTACGCCGATGCCAGCAAGTGAAGTTGCCGCTGTAGTCGCCACGCTGCCGATTGCCGAAAGTGAGGTTTTCACATTCTTGATCGTCTTATCCAAGTGGCTTGCGTTGCCTTTAATATCTACGGTGAATCCCATAATAGTTCTTCTTCTAAGTTGGCTATGTCAATTTGCGCTGTGATTTCCTCCAATCGTTCTTTAAGCGTCTTGTCGTGTTGCCCCATCTCAATTTGTCTCTTGTAGCACTTAACCCCTTTTCTAAACAAGATCGCGTGAAACAATCGCGCTTCTTCATCCATTGGTAACTCATTGATTTCTTGCCGTGTCCATCCGTATTCGCTGGCGAATAAATCTGTCAGATAGTCGCTGTCACTTGGCGCGTCTCCTCTGTCAATTCCGTCTTTCCCGCGCCGTCAACTTCGATCTGTGCCGCCTCCCATCGTTTGATTACGCCATTGATATAGTTGCCGATTTCTTCTTCTTCCGATTCGCTAAGATTGATTCCGACCTTGGCAATAAGTTCAAAAAATGAATCATCATCGCAATATGCTTTTTGCGTTTCCTTATCGTCGGATAATGCTAAGGCAGCATAGCCAAAAACGATGATGAACGATGCGTCTTTCCCGCGCGATTTGTCAGGCGTAATAAATTCACGGATTCGATTCCATAGGAATTTCGTCAGTGGTCGCGATTGCTTGTCTTTGATGATTGGTGGCGTATTCATTTTCTGTATAGTATTTTTTCAATTTGAGATTGTGCTTTCGCGTCGTCATCCCGCCCGATGTAAGCGGTTCTTTTTCCGTGCTTAACTGCGGTATGCGTTGGCGATTTGATGTCTGAAATCAGTTGTTTCCAGTTCAGCAAGGCGACTTTGATATACGACAAATCCGCTGTTGGTAGCTTGTCGTGGATGAAATGGTCTGTCCATAAATCCATGTCCACCGATGCGGTTTGTGGAAATTGCCAGAAGTGACTGCCGGCGTGCAACTTGTAACCCTGGCAGATATGACCGAGCGCAATCATGGTCGCCGCTTGTGGCGTTGATGCGGTGAAAACAGTGTCGGCAAGTTCGCACTTTGGCAGGTAGTCTTCCCGACCTTGAGCTTGTCTCGATAGTTGGTGCATTGCGTCAAATGCAACTTTGATTCTAGCCACGGTATGCGATGCGTTAGCCCGTAGCCATTGTTCATCGTGCCATGCTTTGATCACCATGTCGGCAGTATTGCCAGTTGGCGACGCGCCGTAAAACTGCCAAGTAACTAGCTTTCCTTTTATGCCATCGCCGACGAAAGTATTCATTGGCGCAGTCTTTAGCAATGGCACATCTATTGCGATGATTGCCGCTGCAAGCTGCGGATTGCTTGTCTCGCTTTTAATATGCGAAACCGCATCACCCGTTTTACCAGTGAAGTTTTTCATTTCGTGTAAATTGTTAGGCGATTAAGCTGAAACGATTGTTGGCGAATACTTGGCGGTTAAATCAACCTTTTGATAATCCTCAGAAGTGTTGCTTCGGTTGATCGTTTGAATGATTGTCATGCCAGCTGTCATTGACCCGATGATGTGATCTGTCGGCACGGTAATAAGCGTTAGGCTTAATGCTAACGTCCCCGCAAATGGTGAAGAGCTAGGCAAAAATCCACTTAGTGAAATTTCTACTTTTTCATTATAATGTGATTCGCCAGTGTCGTCACCGCTGATGTTCTTAACCATCTTGACCTCGTCGCTATATGCCCACGTTTGCGTATCAAGCAAGAAGCCTGTTTGCTGTGCTGTGATTCCGAAAACTCCATTTGTTACACCTAAAAGCGTCGCCATGATACTTTTGGTTTTGTGTCAAAAATTAAGCCGTCTGAAATATGACTTCACAATCAAATTTGCACTCTAGCGCGTTGTCACTCCAATCAGGAACGCCGCCATTATGAGCAAAGTAATCCACTTGCAAGTTTGCGATGTTATTATTGATCTGGCTGGCAAATTCATCGTTTAGTAAGCTCTCGATGTCGTTTGTAACGGCATTGATTTGTGATACCGTCAGACTATCTCCGCTATGCGCCCGAAGCGTAATTTCAATGTTAGCCGAGTATGACCGCATTGCCTTTGAAAGTCGTTCACACGATGCCACCTTTACCGATATGTTAGGCAAATCAATCTCTGAAAACTTCTCAGCATCGTAGCTTGTGACGGTCGTAATTTCCGTGTTTAGGACTGTAACAATCCGCTCTTTTAGTGTTTGTATGTTCATTTTAGTTTTTTCAATCTTGCTCTAATCATTGTGATGCTTCGCTTGTATCCATCGCTTAACGCCGTTGATACATCGCCCCTGTTGGTGTTGTTTGAACTGTAAGCATAACTTGAATTGTTCGTAAGAAATATCGTTGACGACAACCCACCTGTCATTTTAAAAACCGATGACCCTTCTGATGTTTTTGCGTGACGTCGGATCCATGGCGCGATGCCTTTGATTTTCCTAGCTATTCCCTTTGCCGTTTTTAATAAGGGTGACGAAATTGATTCTCCCGCCGCAATCCATCCAGCCTTAGCAAGTCCAGCACGTGCCATTTTTTTATCAGCAAGCGTGTCTCTTTCTGCTTTTGGAAATAGTTTGCGTTTTGGTTGAAATTGCTTTGATGGCCTAACTAAGATTGCGCCGTGAACTCGTAGGTTTTTATGAACTGATGCAAGGTCGCCTTGTATTGCTGTCTGCTCTGCGTATCTTGCGGCTTTTTGTATTTGCTTCGCAATAGACTTTTCAAACTCTTGCCCAACCGCTTTACTAAGCCCCCAAGGTTGAATTTTTCTTGCCAGTTCTTTCGCGCACGATTGCCCCACGATGGCGACAACTTCACCGACTGCCACCCCTGCGCGTGTTGCAAATGCTTTCATTTCCGCATCCAGTATGCGCCGTTGTCTCGGACTGATAGAGATTCTAATCATCGCGTCTCACTAGGATCACTCAGGGTGAAGTGGATTGCCACCGTGCCAACGTCAACGCCGATAACTCGATACGCTACGCCGCCAACTGTGCAACGCTTGTTTAAGAGTGTTCTAGGCGTTGTCACGTCTGCGGGTTGCGCTGTCACCGTGCCGTTTATTTGCGGCTCAATGCCGATGTCAGCGTCGATAGTTTTGCCGATAAGGTTTGATACCACGGAAAAGGTTTGCCCCTCGCAAATCATGGTATCAGTTCCCATTGTGGAATCCGATTCGTCGTTGTGCGTTAGTAAGAAATCATCGACAAGGCTCATGTAGTAGCTCGCAAGTCAAAAAGAAAGTGCGCCACCGTTTCCAGTGACGCACCCGCTATGAAACACAATACAACAAAAAAATGTTAGCCAATGATGATGGCAAGGTGTTCTGGTTTGATAACACTCAATCCGTAAGCAATCGAAACTTCATATTTAACCATGCGATAGCCAGGATACATTGCAATTTCAAACGCAAGTCCCGTGCGCGGATCGGTCATCACGTAACGGTCAGCGGCTTGGTCGTTTGCTTGAAATTTTGGCAAGCGAGTTGCAAGCGTAATTGCGTTGCGGCTCAGTGCCAAGTTGCGAGTGGAAGTGGCAAAAACTGTGATTGCGCGAGTTGCTGCGCTTTGTGCTTTACGCAAGCCTGGGGCGGCAAGAGTGATGCTATCGCCAGATGCTGGGTTTGCGCCTGCAAAGCTAACAGATGCGACCACATACTTGTTAGTGTCGTTAGCAAAAGTGATGATGTCACCAGCGGCAACCACTCCCGTTCCTGCGGCAGCAAGAGGGATGACAGTTTGACCAACGGTAAACGCCGCGCTAGTGCTAGTGGCTGATGCCATTGCGCCAGCGGCAGTCGAAACAATGCCAGCGGATTCGCGCAATTCAAAACCATACAAGCTACCTAGAACGCCTTGACGCAATAGGTTAGCATCGCCAGATTCGTTAACTTTGTAAAGGTTAGAAGTGCCACGTAGTGCAACGCCAGCAGTAGTGTCAAAGATTGCGTGACGGTCAGTAAGTGGTGCGCCGTTGTCGGTAAGGATTTTTTGCGCTCCTGCAAAGTCGGCAAGGATTGGAGCAGTGCCAGCGGTCGTTCCGATTGCTCGTGACGCACCAACGGATGCAGCAAGGCAAAGAGCGGATTCGATTTCGTTCACGTGAACGCGGAAGCATTGCGACATTTGATCGCGGATGATATTTTCCAAACGCCCACCTGAATTCAAGCCGAATTCTTCTTCTGCCGTCCAGTTAAATCCAGATGTTTTGTAGTTGTCAATAACAAGCGACTTTGTGCCGATAGTTTGATCGGATGCTGCTGTCACTGTCATTGCTGGTGTGATGTTGCCAGTGGTATTTACTGGAGCAACTGGGCTATAAACTGTTTGCCCTTTGGCAATGGTTTCAGCGGCAGAGTCAAGATTGACGGCGGCGATTAAGCCTGTGACCTCGCGAGAAACAACGTCAAGTGCTTCGTATGCGAGAGGGATTAGATTAGTTAAGGTATTAGCCATGATATTTGATTAGTTAATTTGATTGTTTTTGTTAGTTGAAAAATTAGTTGGTGATTGTTCCTTTGTTTTTAGCGAAAGCCATTTTTTGCTTGTCGCTCATTCCGTTAAATTCAGCGCGGGTAACTTGGTTTGATTTGCTTTTCTCTCCCGCTTGCACGTCAACCGCAGGCACTCCAGCCGATGCGAGAATCTCAGCGGCTTTTTTAGCTGCCGATGATTCTGCTTCGACTAGTTTTGCGTTCGCGTCTGCTTCGACTTCTACAAGTTTTGCGTTCAGAGTTTCAATCTCAGATGCTTTTGCGATTACTGCTTCTTTCTCAGATTGCAATGCCGATTCGGATTCTGCTAGCTTTGCGGTGATTTCTTCATTGGATGCTTTCACTTCTGCCAATTCAGTAACGGCATTTTGCAAATCGCTTTCGCGGGTTGCTAGGTTTTCCGCTAGTTCGCTGATTTGATTTTCTGCGTCAACGATGGCAGACTCTAGCCCGATAACTTTTTCGGTGAGTGCTGCGTCTGGTTTGAATCTGTATAAAATACTAGCCATATTCTTTGCTTTGGTGTCAAAAATTGTATCTGCGAATTTCTTAGAAACTGATTCTTTCGCAGTCATCCAAGTTTCCGCTTTCATCATTTCTCTGATTTCGTCAGATTGGATTCCTGTTTTTTCTGAGTAAAGATTGGCGATGTCGGCAGAAAGATTGTCCACCAAGTCAGCGGATTTTCTGAGCGATTCCGCGTTGCCCGATGCCGAGACAGATGCGTCATGAATCATCATGCGTCCGTGCGGCACGATCTCCACCTTGTCACACGCCATGCAAATAACGCTAGCCATGCTTGCTGCCATACCCGTGATGGTAGCTGTCACATATACACCACGATCTTGAAGCGACTTGATTTCCTGATACATCGTGTATCCGTCAAAGATGCTTCCACCTGGAGAATTGATTTCGATATTGAGCGTATCAATTCCGTTTTCAGCGGCGTTCATAATCTCGCCAAAATCTGCGCCTTCATTGCTGGCAGTTGCGCCAAACAATTTTCCGATTTCGTCAATCACTTTACCGATAGACTGCTTTGTAACAGTATCGTTGAGCTTGATTTTTCCTGCTTTGTTTTCAATCTTTAGATAGGTCATCTTCTTTTTCTTTTAGTGGTTCTATTGGTTGCCCCATGTCGTTAGCCGTGAGCATTTGCATTTCGCGCGGCTCGATTGTGATTTCTGGATTTGCTTTGTTCGCCTCCAATACCTTGGTTTTCATTTTCACAAGGTAGTTGATGCGTTGATCTAAATGTTCGTCCTCGCTTTTTCCGAGATAGCCAAGAACGTCTTGAGTATTCAAGAAACCAGCTTTCCATTGCTCGATCAGTTCTTTTGAAACCCTGCCATCGTCAATCGTTAGTTTTTTAGGGTAAGTGAATTTCCATTTCCACCAATCGTTAGCCGCTGGCAATTCTCCGAGCTTGATGAGCTTGGCGACTGCGTATCCTGTCATGCGATTTGCGGCGTATTCTAGTAGGTCTTGCCTATCCTCGACTGCGCGTTGTGCGCGTCCAAGGTCTGCCCGTTCTGCTGTGCCTTGGCCTGTGGCTGTCCAGCACATTGACAGTGGCCAGTTGTCGCCGCTAAGTGCTTTTCGATAAATCCGATTTTGAAAAGATTCCCATGATTCACCAGGCCTATCGTTTTTTAAGATGTCGAGTTTTGCACCACTTTTTGCCGCAAAGTATCGCACTTGACCGCCGCCGAGCGTATCGGAAATAATGCCATTTGCACCGATTGGGCCTTGGCAAGTTGTGTCGTCGCCAGTGATGATCGATGCGTTGTCATCTGGCGCTAGTCCCGTTTCGTTATGTTCAGACATTACGATTTGAGATAGCATAAGTTGCGCGTGTCGCTCCCATTCGTGGGATTGCAAAGCGTCTCGCAAGTCGTTTAATGCATGGGTAAATGCTGGCAATCCTCGCCCTTGCTCTTGCCATGAGGGATCGAATGAGTGGATGATATTCTGAGCGTCAAAGTATTCGATTAAATCGTTGTTTTGATCGACGTAGCAATAAGCTACGGGCGCACCGTTGCGATATACTATGCCATCGACAAGATTTCTGCCTTTGAATTTTCCAGTTGTTAGTTTTCCATCACGCAATCCGTTAGGTGTCGAAATCCGATGCGATGGTATTTGCTGAACTCGCGGGTAATCGTTTTCGGTTTTCGTCAGCAAAATAAAACCTTCACCGTCTCGACTGATCGCTACTGAAAATGAATAAAGTAGCGTTTGAAAATTGTTTTGACCCCCTGCAACATCGCAAATCTTTTGCCATTCGTCGTTGATTTTTTCCTCTGCCAATAAAGCAAATTCGCGGTCTTTGGATTTCGATTGAGCTTGCCATGATCTGCCGACAGCATACATGCTTTTTTGTTCAATCGCGCCTTTGAGAACTCCCTCGTTCAATATGAGACGTCGCGAAAATGAAACAAGTGCTTTCCTGTCACGTGCCGGGACAAGCTCGCTTATGTCCTTCATCTGCACGGGAATATACGGACGGTCTCGCGTCTCAGTGATCGCGCCTTGAGCCGCTTTGTATGAGTTGCCCCAACGATCTACAATCACTGAAACACCCCCCTTCCAACTGAGCTGGGACGATTCGCAGCTTTGATCGCTTTGATTGCGCGGTTTAATACCGTGATTCTATCCGTCTCTGGTAAGCTTACTAAGACTGAATAGCTGATGCCGTTTTTCTGCGATGATGTCAGCGTGTTGCCACCGCCTTTTGACAACGTTCCATTTAATGCCGCTGTTCTCGCCGTTATGAGCGATTGCAGAATCGTCGGATCGTCTAACGATGCGTCATACCATGCTTTGATTAAGTCAACCACTCCCATGCTTGGGGCGACATGTCAAAAATCATTCTTCCGTTTCGGATTCTGGGGTTCCAATCAAGCCGAATATTGAAGCGAGCACGATTTGCATGTTTTCACAATCGACGGCATGGTTGTCGTTGTGTCGTTTAGTCCATCGCGCCGTTTTCCCCTCTCCACGCCTAACCTCTGCGTCGATTTGCCGCAAGTATTCACTGCCAACATCATCGGGGATTTGCCAATCTACGCCGCGCTGATTGCGCAGTTGAAAAAGTATGTCCTTGTGTGACGTATTGGAAAAATACGCCACCATTGTTTTTTTGCCGTCGCTGGCCGTGACTGATTGATACGGCGAATAAGATTTAAAAATGGTTTTACCTTGTCGGTTACGATGTGGATATTGGTCGCGTTGGTCGCCGCGCAATGCAAGCCATCCGTATTGAGTGCAGCGTTTATAAACTTCATCTTTTTGATAACCGCAGTCAATTTGTGTTTTTCGGTTTTCTACCTTGTAGGTTTCTTGAATTACCTTCACTCGTTCCCATGTGTCAACTTTTGTGTAAAACAAAAGGCGCGAATTGCCACCAATGCCCCAAGCGCGGATCGCTACCCAAAAGTGATCTTGCTGCCTATCAATGGTCATGAACCTATGCGATTCATCCTCCCATGTTTCCCCGTTTGCGTAATCTCGCACCGAGTAGCCGTGACCGGTTAGCTTTACCCGTTCGTCCTCTTGCTCATCGCTCCAAAATTCCGCTAGTCGTTTTTGAATGAATTGCTGTAGAAGTTTCAGATTCCCCCGCGCCACTTCATCCATTGCGTTACACCGCTCGATGACTAGCCGCCACAATGGTAGTCTCCAGTTGCAAAGCGCGTTGTAATGGTAGCCGTAACTGTCAGGCATACCTTCTTTAATCTGAACGTAACGCGCTGAGATTGCCAGTTCTCGCCGTGGTTGCGGTTTGTCTTGCAATCGGTAATCGCAATCGACGTTCGCGCATTTAATTTCTGCCGTTTGTGCCATTTTTACACGGTCAGTGATTGTCGTGTCATAAATAACGTTCTCCCATTTCCACGCTTGTTCATGCTGGCATTGTGGACACGTAAAGCAAAACTCGCGCATCGCGGTGTTTTCGCATTTCTTGTGCCACTCGGTATTCACAAAGCCACCTTGAGCCAAAAGATAAAACTGCCGATTCCATCTGTCATGTAGCCGCCCCTCCGCTTCTCGAATCATTCCGTCTGGATAAATCCACGGCTCATCACATAGCACTCGACGCATCGACTTTGCCTGGAGTCCAGACAAGTTTGCGCCTGTCATAAATAAAGCCATGTGAGGGAAAATGATAGCGTCTTTCCTCTTCTTGTGCCGATGTTTTCCCGTTGGTAGCAATCCCGCTGTTTCCTTGGTGTTAATCAACGAAAAATCTAGCCTAGTTTCAACCCAGTCCTTGATGTCGCTATCGGTTTGACCTACTAGCATTGTCGCCCCTGCGTCCTCGCTGATGATGTAGCACATCGCGGCTTCTAGCATGGTGGTTTTTCCAGTTCCAACCGGTGCAAGTAAGCAAACCTCTTTCGCGCCGATGTCGGCAAATGCGTTTAGTGGTTCGACTAGCCAAGGTGCAGCGTCCGCCTCGAAATATGGCGATAGACCCTCATAAAGCGCAACTCTACCATGCGCCCACGCGCTAGGCTTTAATCGTGCCGGAGGTCTGCACGATTGGCGAAATGCCGCAAAGAGTTGTGCGGTTTTACTCATCATCCCCCCACACTTCTGCGGCGTTGCTGCTTAGTTCGGTCAGTAATTTGTCTGCCGCTTCTCCGATTCGCTTTGCCATTTCTGCGGGTGATCGACCCTCTAATACTGGCGGGAGATCCGCTTGTAGTCGCATGATGCCAGCCCTCATTACGGCACCTAATTTGTAAAAAGCGTTTTGCACATCGATCATGTCGATGCACGTCTCTTCGAGCTTTTTCAACTCAATTTTCTTGCACTCGATTTCCACCGTAAGTTTTTGGCAAAGTAGTGATTCACGGTCGAGCCTTGGCTTGCCATCAAAAAATCCAGCATCAGGATTCGATGCAAAAAACTCGCGCCATTTTGCAAGGTTTTCCATTCCTTGCTCTTTTTCAGGCAATCCAATTTTTCCTTCGCGACGCCACTGAGCGATTGACTTGCGTGTGATGTTGAATATATCGACAATCTTTTTTTGTGTAACAAGTTCGCTTGGCTTTACACTTGATCCATCAATTAGCTTCCGCTCGGCCGCTGTAAGCACTTTTCCCGCCTTTACCTTTTTTAAAATGTTGGCAAGGTTGGCTTGGTTGATCTTGTCAACTGTGGCAGAGTCGATCTTCATATTTCACCCTTCAATAATCCATCCCGCAAAATCTCCAAATCGGAAAAGTTCATACGCTTGCGGCGGGATTGTTGCTATCATGTCAATCGGACGTTGCACCCCAGCAAGCGATAACTCCTTTTCGAGAACCTGCTCGGCAGGCACTCCATTCCTGAGCTTTTCCGACATCGCCAAGCGTGAAACGACCGTTCCAGCATAACCCTTAGCTTGCTCACACTTATCGAAAACAAGCATGGCGCCGCCCGGCTTAATTCGCTTCGTTATTGTGTGCATCCAGTCTCTGCGCTTAGCAACTGGTAAGAACATCACAACAAGGAATACTACAGCAAAATCAAATTCCTCAAATTCGTATTCTAGCGCATCAGCAAGAACGCATTGACCTGGCCCTTGGTAGATTCTCACCATCTCAGGAGAGTTGTCAATTGCTGTTAGGCACGCGCCTCGACTTTCTAGTGTGTCTCTGATCGCGTTTCCTACATTTCCCGTGCTTGCACCTATGTCGTAAACCATACCTCCCTCAGGGATATAGTGACGCGCAACGTGAGCGATGATCCGCGTTGCCATGTCATACCAAGGAAGTTGCTCCCTGACATGATCGTCAAAGCCCTTTGCGACTTCCTCACACTTAAATGTCCATTGCTCGGGAATCTTCATAGCTTTCTAAGGATGTTGTCACGCACGGCGGCGGCAATGTGGCTCATCATCACGGGCGGAACGGATCGACCGCATCGCTCCCATTGTTGTGTAAAGTCTCCCGACAAGATGTAATCGTCGGGGAATCCGCAGATTCTCCGCAGCTCTTTTAAGTTCAAAGTTCTCGGCTCATCCCAGTGATATAATTGCTGCGCGCCTTGGGTTACTGTATTTGCCGGGCGGTCAGGCGACTGCTTGTAATGCGTTCTGAATGAATCTTTTCCGCTCATTTTTAAGCAAGCAATACTCAAATCATCTCCGGGTTTTGTTTGCGACCAATAGGCGTAAGTATCGGTTTGCTTATTCAGTAGCTTTGATTCTCCACCTTTTTGCAAAGTTCTTAGGCAATCTCCGACGCTGTAACGATACGGCAACGGCTTAGGATGCGCTGGCTCAATACCTAAATCCTCACGCACTCCGACGAAGATTGTCCGCTGTCGCGATTGCGGCACACCTAACCACTGTGCATCGAGAACTTTGCAAGCAACGCGGTATCCACTCGCTTTGAGTTCGCGCATGATCTCGATGAAATACCCCTTTGCCGCGCCTTTGACGAGTCCGCTCACGTTCTCAGCAACGAAGGTCTTAGGCTTCAAATCACGAAGCAAGCGGATGTATTCAAAGAAAAGATCATCCGTCCGCTGCGCCTTATCGCTGTATTTCTTCACTTTGCCCCAGCCTGCTTGACGCTTGCCTGCGGTAGAGAATGAAGCGCATGGCGGCGATCCATCAAACAGATCGACTTCACCGGGTTGCATCTTGATTGCCTCCAGAATCTCGCTTGCCTGAACTTGCCGAATGTCTCGACCGTCAAGAATGGTATGCGGCGCCATATTTGCGCGGTAGGTATCCCGTGCGGCGTCGATAAACTCGTTTGCCCATAGCACCTTGAATCCCGCCATGCGGTAACCGGTCGATGATCCTCCGCCGCCGCTGAATGTGCTAATAGCATTAAATCCATTCCACGGCAACGCTCGTATTTCATCCATGCTAGGCACTTTGTATTCTGGCTTGCTCATTACTTTGTTCCTCCTGAATTTCCGCTCCAGCGATAGCTGCATTTTGGGCATTCGTGTTCGGTTTCGATATTCTCGTCAACATCGGCAAAATCGCTTGGAGCCGCCGATTCCTCGGGAGGGTTTAGTAACCTCTCAATCTCATCGCCATCGAATCCGGTCATGTTCAAATCAAAGTCCAACTCCCGCAGGTCTGCCAGTTCCAGCCCTAGCATCGTTTCATCCCAGCCGCTGTTCAGCGCCAGCTTGTTATCAGCGATGATGTATGCCTTGCGCTGCGTCTCTGTCAGGTGATCAAGACGGATGCAGGGGACTTCTTCGAGTCCGAGCTTCTGTGCTGCCATGATGCGACCGTGACCGGCGATGATTCCGTTCTCGGAATCGATCAGAACTGGATTTGTAAATCCAAACTCGCGGATTGATCCCGCAATCTGCGCCACCTGTGCTTCGCTGTGCGTCCTGCTGTTGCGTGCGTAAGGGATTAGCATGCTTGTCTTAATTTGCTCAATTTTTAGTTTGTTTTTCATGGTATAGTGTAACTTTGATTTGTAAAAGTTGTCATAAAGACAGATCGCGATGAAACCGATACCCCGCAGCCCTTATGTATCAAAAGATTCCTTACCGCGGGTCTGTTAGTATGCATATTTTGCTGTTTCCTTTCATTTTGTGATCACATTGTAAAGCTCAACAATCGGCTTTAATTGTGCCGCGACAGCTTCTTTCTCGCTATCCTGCCATTGATTGACTGGCATTGTTTTTGTAAATTGTCTGAAATGTCCTACTAGTTTACCAGTCCATGCAATCCAAGGTGTTGTTATGCTTGATAGCTTTGTATGTGTGTCTTCTGTTGTTTTTTCATCAATCATTCCAAGCAGGGCAAAGAATCGATGGTCTATAGCATTCTCAGGTCGTTTGCGATAAGTCGCTGCTATGCTAAGGTATGCCGCGATTTGCTTCTGATCAATGTTAGGACAGTTGTCTCTCAGCCATGCCATGCGCTGACCCCTACTAATCTCCCCGATGTGACCGCCAATCTCAACGCTTGCCATCATAGCTGCGTTTACTTGCTCAGATGCACCCTTGACGCTATCTAAAACCGTTTGATGCAATTCGTTTATTCGTTGTGCCGTTGCGCTTTGTAGTTCTTTATTCATTTCACTTTTATTCGTTGTTTGTGCCGTTCGATCAATCCGATTCTTGCCGCTCTCGATGAATCTTGAGCATCCTCTGATTTCATGTAATTGCTAGGGGGTAAATTGTTTTGAATGCAAAACTCAGTTGCGGCGTTGCTAATCGACGCTCGCGATACTTTTAATATCACGGCAATTTCAGACATACTCTTGCCCATGCATGAAGGATGATTAACGGCAAACATTACACCCCATGCCTTAACCTTTGACTCTCCGCTCGCTGTAATAGCCGCATATAACACGCGCAACATGGCCTGTGCGCATTCCCTATAAACGTTCGGTTGCTCCTCTGCGATGTCGTGAAGCTCGCTATTCATGCGCCTAGATTGTCACTATTTGCTAAATTGTCAAGATAATAATTTAAGCCGATAATCTGTAGTCAAAGGTAAAAAAAGAAATCGCTTGTATCTTCTTCTTAATTTTACCGACTGCCCCTCTAAAAAGTCAAGACAAAAGCAATTTATGCGTAATCTTTGGCGAAGTCAATCATCTGCAATGTGACTGCAAAATCGTTTTCTTGGCATTTTTCTTGGTAATATTTGCGCATGCGCTTAATAATTTTATCCCTGTTTTCTTGATGGTATTTGCGCTTTTGTTTAGCAATTTTGTCCTTGTTCTCTTGTTGGTATTTGGCTATTTTACCTTTGTTTTCTTGATAGTGTTTGCGCATGCTTTCAGCTATTTTCTCCTTGTTTTCTTGGTAATATTTGCGCATGCGCTTAATAATTTTATCCCTGTTTTCTTGATGGTATTTGCGCTTTTGTTTAGCAATTTTGTCCTTGTTCTCTTGTTGGTATTTGCGATCTTGTTCAGCGATTTTCTCCTTGTTTTCTTGTCGGTATTTGCGCTTTATCTCATTTAGCTTGTCCTTGTTTTTTTGATGATATTTGCGCTTTCTCTCATTTAACTTGTCCTTGTTTTCTTGTCGGTATTTGCGATCTTGTTCAGCGATTTTATCCCTGTTTTCTTGGCGGTATTTGCGCCCAAGTTCAGCGTAATTCTCCTTGTTTTCTTTGTAGTATTTGCGCTTAAATTCCGTAACTTTCTCCTTATTTTCTTGGTAGTATTTGCAAATCTTCTCAGTTAGTTTATCTTTGTTCGCTTGGCGATATTTGTGCTGATATTCAGCATAGCGCCGCTTCCTTTCCTCATCCGTCAACTTCGTTCTCATTTTGCAATCTGTGTGATAATTGTTGCTAGTTCCCCCGCTGTTAAAGTTGCCCCCTTTTGAAATATAACCTTGCCGTTGCGAACCTTCCACGCTGGTTCTGCGCTTGTGCTTGATGGCTTGTTGGACTCCGATTCTGATTGCACTAGCCATGCCTTTTGTTCTCCCTCGGTTCTAACGTGGTCACGCGCAAACACTTGTTTTACCTGTTGCTGCGTAAGGTTTTTGGCTTCTACTAGCAAAACGTCGGTGCCGTGGCTGCTATGTATTACAAGCGGGATAGGAGCGTCCGTGTATTGTCGTTGCATGCTGATAGGTAGTGATTTAAGCCGCCTAGCCCCGTCGCTAGTGTCCATGGCAAGCGATGGCAGCAAATGCCCCCTGCCGATGCGCTCAAACACCCGTAATGCTGTAGGTGTAAGATTATCGCACTTTGACAATATGTAATCCGCTGCCGCTGGATCGCTGTCTAGTATTTCTACAATAATTTTACCCGCTCTTTCAAACGAGTTCATTCCTGATTGAAACGCTGATTTAAAAGCGTTTATTTTGTCGTCAATTTGTGTTAGTTCTGTGTTCATATTTTATTTCTGGAGATTTATTTTGATTGATAAGCCCGATCTGCCGAGTCCCTGAATGCTTCATTATTGCAATACATGAAATCAGCCTTTTTGACAAGCAGAGTCGCGTTGACCCTGCCTAGGTTTAGCCCCCTGGCAATGTTGGCCGATGTGATACCGCTCGATGCTGCGGCGTGTATAATTGCGAGTCTCACCGCGTTGATTTCCTCGCCTTTTACGGATGGCGTTGTGATGTCGGCAAATGATACGTTGCGCCCGGTTGTTGCCCGTTTGACAATAGCCGCCATAGACTCAGCTAGGTGCTTCTTAGCGCGTTGTTTTATTGTCGTCATTTTGTTTGTTCGGGGTTGTTATTTCCCAAGGCAGCAGCGTTTTATCGGATTTCTCTAGGCTGTCGCATGATAAGTAGCGGTATTTCTCGGCAAGTTTGCGTGCTTCGTCCCGCTGCTCGGTGACGGCGGTGAGTTCGCGTTCGAGTTTTTTGGCATAGTCCGAGATTATGACGTTCGCCGTTCTCCATAAATCTCGCTGTTCGATGGCCTTATCTAGCGCATCCACCCAACGCATTGTAGCTGCGATTAGTCCAGCGTCCCCCCACAGTTCGCAGTCTGGGTGTCCGCGCAATGCGATGCGCAATTTAGCTTCTAAATCCGTGCTTGGTGTCGGTGTGTCGTTCATAGTGTTCTTAGCTTGTTAGCTGTCGCCATTAGTTTTTCATTATTTTCAACCTTTTTGTAATTGTGTATTACCGCCGAGTGATGGCACTTAAATAAAT